CTAAAGAAATAGAGTTAGCTCAAAGTTATAAAGCTTCTCTTGATGCAGCTTTTCAAGGAAGAAAAATAGGTAAAGAAATTCGTGATCCTAGTGGACGGGATGTTCCTCCTCTTCAAGATCCTTCTGAAGTAGCAAAAATAAGGGATGGCTTAGATCTACTTGCGGGGGCTAACAAACATTATCAAGAAGGAGCGGAGATAATAAATTCCGGAATGCTTCAACAAGTCAACCAACTCATAAAAGATAAAAACATTGTAGACCTATCCGCTCTTGTTGATCTAACTGTTAGGGGTAATCAACCTCAATTATTAAAATTTGTTTTAGATGCAGTTCAACCGTCATCTAAAGAAGTTAACAAAATAATTGAAGTAGGCAAGGCTAACCCAGGATTATTTTCTTCTTTAGAAACACGCATATTAAATGGTGATATTAGAGGAGTTAATGATGCTTTAGAGGAAGTAGGTCTTGGCGCCAAATCTTTAGAAAAAGCAGGGCTTAAACCTGAAAAAACAATGCTTACTGTTCCTGAAACATTTAACCAGCTACCTACGAATGATCCAACCAGAATGAGATTGCAAAATGATTTTGCTGAAACTTTGCGTCTTTATAGTGAGATGTCTACTGCTGCAGGATCTCCAAAACAATTCAGAGAAGGCTTTAGAGGTCTGTTAGCTAAAAACTGGCTTGATGGTTCTATTAAATTAAATCAAGGAGATAGTGGTATCAACTACAGATCTCTTGCTGCTGATTGGGATAGTTTAGGAACTAAAGTACAGAATGAGTTATTTGGTTTACAAGCTAACGATTTCCGCAGAGTCATGAACGATTTCAAACTTTTAAATAGAGAGAGTGTTGAAAAGTTAGATGATTTTGCGGGAAATATAGGTAACCAAGACGCTAGAATTATTGTAGATAGATTTAAAAATGTTGTTAGACAATCAGAACAAGAAAACCGGGATTCTTTTTTAAGAGCTATGGGTGGGGGCGCTATAGAGGTAGATAAATTGGTAGCTCACGTATTAAAAAATCCAAAAAATTACGACACTTTAAAAAACAGAGTTGGTGCAGATATTATAGAAGGCCCAGGAGGATTTAAAGATTTAGTCATGGAGAGAATCGTATCTTCCGGATTTCCTACAGGCAATGTAACAAGTGATGTTGTACAAAGCGGAGCTTTCGGAAAATCTTGGTTAAAAGCGATGAAAGATATGAATAGAGACGGAGCATTAAACAAAATTCTTGGAGAAACTGCTGTTAAAGATTTAACAAGAATAGCTAAAGCCGGAGAAACAGTTTCTGATTCAGTAATGAAAGGTAAAACAGGCCTTGCCGCCGCTGGTTATGCCGCCGCCTTTGCGGCAGCTTTATGGGCAGCTCCAATAGCTACTATTGGGGGAGCGGCAGGTATAATGGTACTGTCGAGAGCATTAAGATCCAAACCTATTATGAAAGTACTTTCTTCTCCTAGGTTAAGGGCTTATGAAGCAGAAAAAGCGTTAAGAGCGGGTGCAGATTTAGGCAAAAGAAACATTGCTGCCGAAAAAGCATGGGAGTCAGCTAGAAGATCATTAAGAACCATATTGGTTGATGCAGGTTATTACGCTACTGATCAAGGAGCTAATGTTGTAGAACAAGAAGTAGTGCAACCTATGGTGCAACAAATGACTCAAGGAGCAGCGCCCGCTCCTCAACCAGCGCCCGCTCCTCAACCAGCGCCCGCTCCTCAACCAACACCACCTGTCCAAGGACCACCAACCACGGGTCCTCGACCAGATACAATAAACGCATTATACCAAGCTGAGATCAACAAACTGTTAGGAGTCAGCCCATGATGAATTGTTATTTTTGTGACAATGAACTCTCACACAGAGAAGATGATGATCTTGATGATGAAAATTTTGATCTGGAAAAAACATTTGATTGTATAAACCCAGAATGCGAAGCCGTGGTGGTTGTGTACAGAGCACGAAAAGAAGAGGACTAAATGCAACTTTCAAAACACTTTAGTTTAGAAGAGTTAACACGATCCGATACGGCTGTGCGCTTCGGTATAGACAATGAGCCGGGGTCAGAGGAAATTGAAAACTTGGTCAGGATATGTGACATGATACTGGAGCCAGTGCGCCACCGTTATGATACACCTATACTTCCCTCGAGCGGGTACAGATGTTTAGAACTGAATAGAAAGATAGGGTCATCCGATAAGTCTCAACATACTAAAGGTCAAGCTGTTGACTTTGAGGTTAAGGGTATCCCTAACATGGAAGTTGCTTCATGGATCATGGACAATTTAGATTACGACCAATTAATTTTAGAGTTTTATAAAGAAGACCAACCTAATTCAGGATGGATACATTGTAGTTATGTCGGAAAAGAAAACAGAAACGAAGCCAAACGGTTCGATGGAAGTTCTTGGAATAGTCTGCCCTAAGTGCGGGTGCGATAAACCAAAGACTTGGGTCCATGGACACTACCAGTGTGCTGATTGCAAATGCATCACTGACGGTGATTGTTGTCAGGGAGAAACTGCATAATGGCTGAAGATTTTTATAAGGGTAAAGCTAGTATGCTGGAAAAAGGAATTTCGCCTCTTTCCATAGCTATTAGAGAAAATGCTAGAAACGTTGTCAGTACGTTAGGTAATGTTGCTAATGTTGCTAAAGATCCTGTAGAAGCTGTTAAAACTGTTGGTGATTATATTAGTGGAGGAATAGGAGCTTTAGATTTAGCTAATGTTATTAATTTAAATCCCGTTCTTGCCGCTGGAAAAGGTATTTACGATATATCTAGAATGAGCGAAAAGTATGATCAACAAAAAATAGATGACTTAGCTAAGTATGGAAGGGAAACCACAGGTCTAGGAACATTTGCTAGATCATTACCTTTAGTTGGCGGAATAGCTTCTCTTTTTAGCGGATCTACCACCCGTCCTGATTTAAATCCGGCAATAAGACGTTATTTAGCTGAAAGGGGAGTTGATATAAACGATTGGACAGGAGGGGATCAAATAGGCACTAGAATAAATCCCGTTACATTTAACCCAGCGACCACACCTGTTACTCAAGCACCTCTTGTTGCTCCTGATTATGATGAAAGTACAGGAACAACCTCAACTGGAGAAACGTATGATTGGGGAGACTTTTATTCTAAGGGAGGCATTGCAAGTTTAAGTGCCTGAAATAACCCACCAGAGAGGTACTAGATCAGAGCTTATAGCAGCGGCTCATTTAGTAAACATGGGTTATTACGTTTTCTCCCCCGTAGTTCATCAACAAGGCCCCATAGACATTATTGCCGTCAATAAAAAAGGGGACATATTTCTTATTGATGCAAAAACAGATTCAAAAAGACTTAATTTAAATCGTAATATACCGAACCGAATATACCGGACGCGAAGCCCACTTCAAAAAGATCTCAACGTTATTTTAGCTTATGTTAACAAAGATAATGAGATTACTTTCGTTCCAGATGTCATAAATCAAAATTCATAAACATCGTTTGTCTACAACAGTACACAAAAGTACACAACTTTACACAAACTGCATCTTTAAATTTAAAATACATTATGTGATATTTCTTGTCAGAAAACGGAGCATATTGCACCGTTAAATTACAAGAAAGGGTTCATATTATGGATCTAAACAAAACTAATAAACCCCGTTTACTAACAACTAAAGAAGCTTGTTGTTATTTATTTGGGGAACACTCCCGTAGCATGGCCTCTAGACTTTACCGTGCAGCGCGAGAACCTAATAGTGGTCTAAAGTCTATTAGGTTACTTCCCAGTGCTCAACATTACTGGTCTATTCTTGAGTTAGATGAACTTGCTAATAACACTAACGAAGTCTATTACGAAAAACAATAGTTTTTTCACGCCACCAACTTGGGGCAGTCCTTCTGGGCTGCCCTTTTTTTTAATCATTTCGCATTACCCCAATCCGTGCCGATGCCCGTATCGATAACCGATGGTATTGCCATATCAGGAACGCAATTCTCCATAAGATATTTTATCTCAGCTACTTGCTCATCGTTTTCAATTGAAAAACAAAGTTCATCATGCACCGTCAGCATAGGCAGATAACCCTTTTCAACGCATACCATCATTGCCATCTTGGTTTGATCAGCAGAGGACGCCTGGATTAATCTATTCAATGACTTGTAGGTAAAGGCTACTTGATAACGTGCCGGATCTAAAGATTTCCACCCCTGATCACGCTCTTCTAAAGGAGTGGCCATTACATCCTCCCACCGCTCCTCGAGGCGGTCTTTATGAATTAGAGAGCTTGACCCCTTGTTATAGCCTTTAAGCTCACGCATTGGAAATCGGCACTTTCTGCCCAATAAAGTTTTAATCTCTTGTCTTTCAGACGCCACCTTCATAACAGATGACGCCATCTCTTTGATAAAAGGAACTTTTTCATCGTAATCATTGCGTATAGCTTTAGCTTCTGAGAACTCAATGTCCCCCATGATACTAGCTAATTTACCAATGCCCATACCATACATAATACCCAAGTTAATAACTTTGGCCGTACTTCGATCCACATCTGCGATGTCAGCAACCATCTGATGAAAATCTAAATCAGTATTTTGGTACTGATTTACTATTTCAATAACTTTATCATTGTCCTTGGTAGCTGGAGTTTTAGAAGCGTAATGCATCAACCATCTAGGCTCTTGAGCACTATAATCAAAGCTTCCCCATTTGCACCCTTCTTCAGGTATAAACAAACCACGTATCATCTTTTTAATTTCAGGATGCTTGGCTGGAACTTGCTGTAAGTTAGGATGGCTCGAAGAAAACCTACCAGATACCGTACCCCCATCATCAGATCTCAACTGGTTAAACTGACAATGGATTCGGCCTTTGTACTGATGGTTGAGTATGGTGTCTACAAAAGTAGTGTTGGCCTTGTTATACTCACGAATTTCTAAAACTGTTTTTGCAATAGGGTGCGAATTGTTTTGTAGAAAGTGCTTAGTAAAACTGGGCGCTTCCGTTTTAGACGTTCTTTCGTATTTAAGCTTGAGAGAATCAAATACACTTGCTAAAGACGTGGCGTTCCACGGCTCTAGCCAAACATTAGTCTCATCGTGAATTTTTTTAAGAAGTTTCTTTTCTTTGTTTTCTAAAAACTTTTTGGTCTTATCCGCTTTTTCGAGATCTACTCTGACCCCTTTACGGCGCATCTGAAATATCACAGGAAGTAAAGAAAGCTCCATTTTCAATACGTTATCGCAATTTTCCTGAGAAAGTTTGTCTATAAGAATGTGCCACAAGTTTAAAGTAAGTCTAGCGTCCGTCTCAGCATATGAGGCAACTCTTGCCGCTGGAAGCTTCCACATATCTTTCTTAGCGTCAACGCCATGCTGATCGGCTGCCCTTCTTAAATCATACTCTTGTTTCTTTTCGCCAAGGTAAGTAGCTCCTAAAGCATTAAGAGAGTAGCTAAATCTGTTCTCATCGAGCAATGGAGCGGCAATCATAGTGTCCAGAACCTTGCCTTTAACTTCCAATCCTTCGGATAAAAGCCAACCTAAATCATACTGAGCGTTGTGAAATACGACATCCATACCGTGATCTAGTTGATCTTGCATCCAACGACAAACCGTATTCTTAGACATGTTACCACCGCCCTCATGAGCAATGGGCAAGTAAGCATTCCATCCTTCTGCTGCTACAGCTATCCCGATTAACTGACCATCGTCCCTTGACCATCCCGGCCCTTTACTGATTAAATTTGGATCCCGTGTCTCAACGTCAATAGCTATTATTTTTTCACCGGATAAATCTGGAAGTACGTCTGGCGGAGTCCAAGTAGTTTCATCAAATAAATCCTCTTGCATACTATGATCCTTTTAACTCTTTAACTAATCTATTATTGTAGAACTGCGCCTTCTGAGCATCCTCCATTTGATTACCTTTATGATCCATTCTCCAAAGGTATTTAATAATTACTCCCTTTAAATAGGCGTTAAAGCCATCCTGTCCTAACGCTGATTTAATCGCGTCTAGGCATTCGATCTCTCCGTTGGTGTAATGAGGCGGGTGGTTTACGTTGTCCGTTTTTTTCATATCTCGTAATATCTTCGTGTAGTTGGTTCTAATATGTGTAATGATTTTTTTGCCCGTGTAACCGCAACATAAAATACTCGATGCTCAACTGATGGATTTTTTTGATACTGTTTCCATGAGGCGTAAGACAGATCGGTAATAACAAGAATGTTATCGCTTTCTCCCCCCTTCATTGAGTGTATGGTGCTTACTTTTATTCTAGGATGTTTAACGTTATCTCCCCTCCGCAAGGCATTAAGTACATAGTTTTTTGTATCCAAGTCTATTTTAGATAAAGCTTTGTGCCATCTAGTGTCGTTACCCCACTTTAAGCCAAGATTTGCTTGAGCAAAAGACATATCTATCAATTGTTCTGAATCCAAAGTAATAAAGCATTTAGCCCGTGGACCATAGCCTTTCTTATAATCAGTTCCCACTTTCATAAAACCATACATATTTTTTAAAGCTGGTACGGTTATGCTTCTGCCTTTAACTAAATCCTCCCAAGACATAATCGCGTCATATGTCTGGGGATGTATACTTGTTTTGCCATTACGACTATACACCCAACCTTCTTCTTCAAGCTGGCTGGCATAAAAATTAGCTATATAATTAGTTCTGGCTAAAACGCACCAATCACCCTCCTCAAACGGAACGTCCCCGAAGTTCTGGTGATAATGGACAGAACCTTCTTCATCCTTGGGTGACCATGTCTTAGGCGCTCTGTCTTCTATCTGTAAAGCTATTCGTTGAGCTTGATCCCAAACCCGTTTAGGTAATCTATAAGACTGTGTTAGTACTTCCTTTTTTTCTGTAGCCGTTAAGAAAGCCTTAACATCAGCCCCTTGGAATCCCATTATGGCCTGATCGTCATCGCCCGTGAATATCTGAAACTTGGGCGTCTTTCTTAGTACATTGACCATGGCCCATTGTAGGGTGGACAAGTCTTGTGCTTCATCAACAAACAAAGCATCTAAATTGGGGGGATCGTCACGCTTTACAAAACCCTCGATCATGTCCGTAAAGTCTATTTTCTTCTTTGCCTTTTTGTAGCTTTCGTAAGCATCAACAAGTCTGGTTAGTTCTGTCCAGTGTAAATCGTAGTTTTCTGCTTCTCTAAAACAATCCTCCAAAGAATTTTGCAAACTCCTGGATGTCTGGTAGATAGACATGTAGGCATCTCCCTGAGAGTACCCGATAATATCGAAGTCACTTTCTCTGGCTGTTTTATTAGAGTTCGTAAAACTCAGGCCCACGGACTTCCCTATCTTGGCAAAATCTTTAGCTGTAACAACATCGTCAACCTTATAGCCCCCCGCTCTAAAAGCCATTGAGTGAAGCGTTTGAAAATAAGGAAGGCTGTCTTCTTCGAGACCTAAATCCAAGCATACACGCTCTCTGCTTTCTTGCGCTGCCTTTCTGGTAAACGATACACAGGCAATCTTGAAAGGGTCCATGCCATTCTTAATACAATCGCGCACAAGATTAGAGTTGGTTTGGGTTTTCCCTGTTCCCGGTGGGCCAAGGATTGTCTTCTCTTCAATCAAAACGGAATATCCTGATCTTCTTCAAAGGTAATGTCAGGTAACTCTACTTCAGCCTTATCCATTTCAGGTATATACCAAACCCTTACCTGTTTTTTATTATCGTTACTATCT